CTGCTCCGCCGGGGCATTTTTTTACCTGCGTACTCTGTAGATCCTGCGGCTGCGACCCGGCCCATCCTTGGTAACGACTTCCTCGACGACATCCCCGGCTTCCAGCAGCGTCTGGAGAATCTCGTTTCGGTCGCGGGCTTTCATACCCTGCATGGACTTGGCCAACTGAGTACTGCTGGCTCCGGCTTCTCCCTGCTTGCGGATGAAGTTCAGGATGCGCTTGTGCGAGGCTTCCGTTTCGTTCTCTGCAACTTCCTGCACTAACAAGTTTGCCGTGTAGTTAAACGACCAGCGAGCCAGATCATTTGCCATCTTGAAGATTTCAAACGTCACCGTGGGCGATATGGGGTCACGGGCTATGGCTTCGATCATGGAAATCTTCACGGTGATTTCGGCATAGCGCACCCAGAGGGCATCGTCGCCACGAGACTGATTCAACTGCCAATTACGAACCGCTTGGTACTCCTCGAACGCTTTGTCTTCCCAATGCACGATCATCGGAACAACGGCGCTATTAGGCAGTAGCGGCTGATTGGCAAGGTTGCCGATGCCAGCGGGAACGACGTTGTAAGAGTCCATCATGTCTTTAACGATGTCTTCCGGCGGTGGTTCTGATACCGGGATTTGCGTCTCGGGATAATCCTCGAATGGCGGGATCATCAAGATGCGCGAGAGCGTACCGTTGTCCACCATGTCGTGGTTCAGCGCCGGGATCAGCGTCCTCGGAGTCGTGGTTCCGAAGAAGTTGAAGTTGGGCTGATTGATGTCGAGACGAACGCGGTCGCGAGAGTCTGCATATTCCTGACCGTGATACATACCGCTGCTACTGGAGTACACCTCAAGCAACGTCTTAATGATGTCGCGCTGGTGACTTGCAGCGTTCTTAGCAGTCAGGCTCTGAAGGTACAAGCCCATTTCGTCAAGGTGGCTGATACGCGACGGGAAGTCGAAGAGCGTGCGAAGGATGGCAACACCGGAGCTAAAGCGATCACCGCAGATCAACGGATGCAAGCCAGCCGCATTCATCAGTTCTTTGACGCGCTGTCGGCTGTGATCTTTACCGGCACCGGGTTTGGCAACGGCAATCGCAAACAGGTTGCAACGAGTGTTCAGATGGGCCATGGCATATCGCCGCCCAAAGATCGCACCGAACATCACCAGCGTATTGGCCAGAGCAAACGTCGGCTGAGGCTGCTGCGCTGTGGCATTGATCCACCGGACAACTCGCCCTACCAACGACGGGCTTGTAAACCAATCACTCGGGAAGTTCTCTTGGGTGCTTTTGGGTATCTTTTTGGGTGTCTTCAGCCCCGTTAGATCAACCTTGACCGCTTTGACCGGATTCAGATCCAAGTGAACCGGCGGAACCCATCCGTTGCGCTGAGCGTAATAATATAACGTCCCTGCTCCGATCTTAGACGGCGGGGACTTGCTGTAGTGTTCCCATCGCTGCTGAGTTTCGAGAGCGTTGTACTTGCCGGACTCACGCGACCATTGGTCGAAGATGTGCATTCCCTTGGCTTCAGTAGCGCAGTAGATCGCCATGCCGATGCGGTTCCAGTCATCCCATGACAGATCGGGATTCGGAACAAACTTGAGCGCATCTTCGACCGCAGAGAGCGTGCCTACCAAGCCATCGTGGGAGGTCTTGGCATCCTTGTCTGGCATCACCGTGCTGATGAGCCGGGTACGACGCATGGACGGAGGTAACGCCTTATACGCCTCCTCTGCCGCAGCCAAGACTTGCTCTCTGGTTACCAATGGCAACGCGCTAACAGGCGTCTGATGCGGGCATTCCAGCGGCCATGAGTACGGCTTGCCGGTTTCCGGGTGTGTGGCGTAGGCCACGAACTGCTGACCAAGACCGAGCACTTCAATCGGATGCAATGAGATCTTAGTGAACGGCTCTTCGGTGCGATAGAGATACAACGCCTTGGGGGACTTACCCACACGGATCAGATCGGTGCGTCCCAACTTCTGCTGAAACACTTCCCCAACAGCAACTGCAACGGACTCATCCAGAATGTCAATGTCAATGGCAACAACTTCGCCCGTTAAAATGCCGATGCCGCACCCCGGCCATTTAGACCAAAGATCGACATGCACTTGTTGGGCGTTCATTTCCGTCCAACGCGCTAACTCACCCCACTTCTCACCGTCATATCGACCGGGACGCTTGGTTCCCGGCATAATCGGAATAATTCGATAGCCCGCATCGACGAGCTTTTCGCCGTATTGTTCTACGTAATTCTCAGACATTTTCTACCTGAACCTCGACTCGCTCCTCGCCATACTGCTTTGAGGCCACGAGTTGTGCTACCGCTGCATCGTCGCTAAAGACAACGCCATTCAGCCCATCCAAAATCGCCTTAACGATGTTGTCCAAATCAGGACGAGAGATGTGCCACCCCGTTTTTTTCTTATGTGCAAAGTACGCTGTAATCGTGACCTTCACAGGCCCTTCAAACATATCCTTACCGAGCATCGCAACCTGTGCAAGCGCCTTCACGTTCATTTCGTAAATTTCAGTATCACGCGGCGTATACGTCACTACCTTGTTGCCACGCTTTGCAAATCTGGGACGCCCCTTGGGCATAGGTTTGCCGTGAATTACCATGTCCACTACTTGTCCCATGTTTCCCCCACAATTTTGTAGATGCGTTCAACAATGTTTGATGGCGTATCCGATTGCCCTTGGATAAACCGCGTTAGAGTATTGCGATGAATACGTATCTTTTTTGCCGCAGCAGATAGCGTAAGACCTTGTTTCCGCAAGGCTAATCGAACCCGCTCGCCCTCGCTCATGTACGAGTTATAGCGCAGAACTACTTGACCTTTGGTTTTACGCTCAATTACCTTTAACCACTTGGGCGACGGTAACCTAGAGCCAGAAACCCACCGAGTGACCGCAGCACGGGTGCAACCGCACATAGCCGCAAAGTCTTCGTGAGTCAAGCGATTCTCTTCCAGCCACTCTGCAAGAGACACAATTCGTGTTTTCATGGTGACATCTTGCCACCACTTGCATTCCGTCACAAGGGGGTGTAGATTACAAATTGTCGGGCAACCGACTTAACACTGAACCCTGAACTTTTAACACTGAACAAGGAACATTGAACATGCGCTCTGAAACTGAAATTGCTGAGGATTTGTTCAACGCTAAGCAAATTGAACGCGAAGCCGAAGAACGCCGAATCCAGCTTGAAGAAGAACTCGTGGCCGTTTTAGGCAAGCGAGACGAAGGTAGCAAAACTCACACGGTTGGCCAGTACAAGGTTGTCATTACCGGGCGAGTGAACCGGAAGATCGACTGGGAGTCCTTCGATCAACTGTCTCACAAGATCCCTGAGAACCTGTGGCCGGTCAAACGTGCCTTAGATGTGACCGGGGTCAAGTACCTCGCGAACAACGAACCCCAACTGTACAAGGTGCTGTCAAATGCTTTGACGGTTGAGGAAGCTAAAACCACTGTATCTATTGTTATGGGAGCCTAAGAGATGGCCATATCACTTAAAAGCCTAAAGAAAACTGGCGTAGCCCGTCCGCCGCGTGTCGTGCTGTACGGAACGCATGGCATTGGTAAATCTACCTTTGCTGCGCAAGCGCCTAACCCTGTGTTCATTCAAACCGAAGAAGGTCTGGATGCGATCAATGTCACGGCCTTCCCGCTGTGTCAGTCGTTTGAAGACATGTTGGATGCGATTGGATCACTCGCTCAAGAGGATCACGACTTCGCAACCGTGGTGATTGATAGCGCGGACTGGGCAGAGCAACTGATCCACAAGCGCGTAGCCAAGGACAACAACGTGGCTACTATCGACGCCATCGGCTACGGGCGTGGCTACAAGGCAGCGACGGACTATTGGAAGCAACTGCTCGACGGGCTGGATCATCTTCGCTCGGACAAGAACATGCAGGTCATCCTGCTTGCTCACACTCAGGTCAAGCGATTTGACGATCCGTTGGCTGATCCGTATGACCGTTACCAGTTGGATCTTCACCACGGCAGCGCGAGCCTGATTAGCGAATGGTGCGACATTCTCATGTTTGCTAACCAGCAATACAGCACAGTTAAGAGCGACGTTGGCTTCAACCAAAAGGTCACTCGTGCTGTTGGTAGTGGCATGCGTCTGCTGTACACCCAAGAGCGTCCGGGTTGGCAAGCCAAATCGCGCTGGCCGTTGCCGGATCAACTTCCCCTCGACTACGCCAAGTTTGCTGAGGCGCTTGGCACTTCTATGAACAACGTGATCGGAGAGTAAGAAAATGGCATTGCTTAATTTAAATCCTGCTGACTTTCAGGACATTTCGGACGATACCCAACAGATCCTGCCAGTTGGCGAGTACCAGATGCATATCATCAACTCGGAACTGCGGGACACCAAGGCCGGTGACGGTCAGTACCTTTGGCTAGAGTTTGAGATCCTCGGGCCAAAGTACGTCGGTCGCAAGCATTGGGATCGCCTGAACCTGTTCAATAAGAACGAGACGGCGGTCAAGATTGCTCGTAAGCAGTTGGCGTCGATCTGCGCGGCTCTGAACTTTGCATCGTTGCCGAATGACTCGGTTCAGTTGCACAGTAAGCCGATGAAGGTCGTTGTTTCGCACAAGGAGAACAAGCAGGGCAACCTTGAAGCCCGCGCTAACTACTACGCGATGAATGCTCCTGTGGCTGCGGAACCGGCTGCGACGGCGGCTCCTGCTGCTGCAAGTGCCAAGCCTTGGGAACGGCATAAGAAGTAAATAAAGAGACGCGGCACTCGGGTGCAATTCCCGCCCATACCCCACCGCATTTCGGGTGTCGCGTCTCCCTTTTGGGGGAATCATGGTCAAACTGCCAGAGATCGAAGATCAAACCTTAAAGGCGGTTGACGCCGCCTTGGAAGCCGAGCAAGAGAGCCGTCCGAGAAACTACTTGGGTGCATCTGCCATTGGCGACGTATGCGACCGTAAGCTGTGGCTGAACTTTCGTTGGGTCAAACGCGGATTTATTGAGGCCGCTGGGCTACGTCGAATTAACGATGGGCACCGGGGCGAGTTAGTCGTTGCCGATATGCTTCGCAAAGTGGCGGGGCTTGATCTTTCTACGGAGAAAGAACCGGGCGTTCAGCACTCGTTTGAGGCGCTTGGCGGACACTTCCGTGGCAACTGCGACGGGCTACTAACTGGACTTATTCAAGACCCTGACACGCTCTATGTATGGGAGTGCAAGGTCATCAATGACATCAAGTACAAGAAGCTGGTGTCACTCAAAATGAAGAGCGAGAAGGATGCGCTCAAGAACTGGGACTATGTGTACTACGCGCAAGCTCAGATCTATATGCATTTCTTCAACGCGCCAAAGCATTACCTGACTGCTGGCTCATCCGGTGTGCGCGACATCACAAGCGTCGTGACCGAATACGATCAGGGTGAAGCCGAGAAGTTTATTGAGAAAGCCAATCGCATCATTTTTGCGCCGCGACCGGCTGGCAAGATTTCGTCTGATCCAGCATGGCACGAGTGCAAGTATTGCTCTTTCCATAGCATGTGCCACGAAGACGATATGCCGCGCCATAAGTCGTGCCGGACTTGTCTGCATAGCTCACCGCTAAAGACAGGCGGCTGGAAGTGCGAATTCCACAAGAAAGACTTGACCCAAGAGGATCAAACTAACGGCTGCGAGCATCACTTGTTTGTGCCCGACCTCATCCCCGGCGAGCAGATAAACTCAGGGCCTAACTGGGTCGAGTATGCGCTAAAGGGGGGAGTAGTATGGATAGACAAATCGAAGTAGATGACGAGTATGAGTCGGACGATTTGCTCCTGACGGGAGACGATATAGAAACCATTTTGAGGGCGTTAGACGCCTACGGCTACGCAATGGTGATGTCTCAGTCGATGGGCGAGCTAGAGAAAATCAAACGCGCAGCCGAAGCCTTGATGAAACAACTGCCGAGAACGGAGTTTGATTCGTGATTACGCTTAGACCATATCAAGAAGAAGCGATAGATAGCACGCTGAAGTACTTCCAAGACAACGACGGTAACCCGCTTATCGTACTCCCCACCGGAACGGGCAAGAGCGTGGTGATCGCGGAGTTTTGTAAGCGCATCTTAGCGCAGTGGCCGGACACCAAGATTCTGGTCATTACGCACGTTCGTGAGTTGATTAAGCAGAACTACGATGAGTTGAAGGGCATGTGGCCCGAAGCCCCGGCTGGCATCAATTCGGCAGGACTCAAGAAGCGCGACTATAAGCCTTCCATCGTGTTCTGTGGGATACAGTCGGTGCACAAGAAGGCATCGAAGTTTGTGAAGGTTGATCTGGTACTGGTCGATGAAGCGCATCTGATCCCGCGCAAGACCAACACGATGTACCAAAAGTTTCTGAACAATCTGAAGATTATGAATCCGCATGTCCGCGTGGTTGGGCTAACGGCAACGCCGTACCGACTGGACTCGGGATTACTTCACCAAGGAGACAATAGTCTGTTTGACGGCATTTCCCATGAAGCCGATTTAAAAGACATGGTAGAGCAAGGGTATTTGACCAAGCTGGTATCCAAGCAGCCCAAGACTCGGCTGGACGTTACCGGAGTCAGTATCCGAGGCGGCGAGTTCGTTGCCGGGGAGCTAGAGCGTGCGGTTAATCGCAACGATGTAAATGAGTCCATCGTGCAGGAAATTGTACTGTTCGGGGCGGAGCGTAAGTCTTGGCTAATTTTCTGCGCCGGAGTTCAGCACGCCACAGACGTTGCCGCCATCGTAAAACGCCATGGGATCAATTGTGAGACGATCTTCGGGGATACCCCAAGCCATGAGCGGGATCGGATCGTGCGCGACTTTAAGGCTGGTCAGATTCGCTGTATTGCTTCCATGGGCGTGCTAACGACGGGGTTCAACGCGCCGGGGGTAGATCTGCTGGCTATCTTGCGGCCTACTCAGTCAACCGGCTTGTATATACAGATCATGGGACGGGGGATGCGTAACGCTCCCGGTAAGGACGACTGTTTGGTTTTGGACTTTGCGGGCAATATCGCTCGTCACGGGCCGGTGGACCGGGTTAATCCGAAGAAGCCTCGCAAGAACGACGGAGAGGGTGTAGCGCCGGTTAAGACCTGTCCCGAGTGTAAGAGCATCGTCTTTGCCGGGTGCGCGGACTGCCCTGATTGCGGTTACGTATGGCCGGTCAAGCCGCCTGAAATTGAAAAGACGGCAACAACACTGCCAGCGATGAGCATGAACGCTCCGGCCACTTGGTTGAAAGTTAACGCGGTGTCTTATCGTATGCACAAAAAGGCCGGTAAGCCTGACTCGGTGCGGGTCGAATACCGCTGCGGACTAGCCGTTTATAGCGAGTGGGTTCTGTTTGACCACAAGGGCTACCCTCGGGAGAAAGCCCTCAAGTGGTGGCGTAGACGCATGCCGGGGCCGGGGATTCTGCCATCCAGTACCGCCGATGCCTTAGGACGAGCCGACACGTTGATGAAACCCACAGAGATTCAAGTTCGCAAAAATGGCAAGTACACAGAAGTTGTCGAGTTTCGGTTTATGCCCCATGTGCAAGCGGGAGGCTCGGGGGTTCCTGTATCTGCCGCCGCCGGGGGTGCTCCGTCGCAAAGCGCGTCTCTGTTCAATGCAGTGCATGGATGACTATATGATCGACAAATCACCCAACGAAAAGATCGCGCTTAACGATGCTTCTGCGGCTGCGGGGCACTTCATCGAAGCATCCGGGGTCTACAACTTTCTGGAGTTCAAGCCAGACCAGTTCGACGAGTTCATCGAAGCCATCGTGACGGCTTACGTCGAGTCGCTTCAGGGCCAGAAAGTCGAAACAGACGGTGTAAGATTCCCTTAGACCGCCTTACCACGGAACCATGCTTTGCCATGTTCAACGACGCACAGTTCAGGCTGAAGCATCTTACCGCCCACAAAGGTAATGACGGCAAACCCCGATGCCCAATTGACCGGACTGGCTTCAGTGTAGTTGAACTGCGGGCCGTATGGTTCCGCCAGCGTCCCGGTGTCTACGCCATATCTCCGACCGCGATAGTCCGCCCACGGCGTAACCTTCAACTGGTGCATGTGCCCGTGAACATACGAGACACCCGCTTTAAGGGTTGAGTTGTAGGACGAGTGAACCCCCCCGGCTACGGGTCGATGCCGGACGCACAGCCAGTCATCCTGCTCACGGTTCAAATGGATTGCCCAGCCCGCTTCCCAGCGCGGCAAATAGTCCAGCAAGGTCATGCCAGACATCTCTTCAAACTCGCCTACGCGGCCTGAGAGGTAGTTCTCGAAGCGGGAGTCATGGTTGCCGATGGTGCGCAGGAGCTTGGCTCCCTTGGCCGCTCGTTCGATCTCAGCGCAGCGATCCTGCACAGTATGGATCTCGTCCTTCAACTCAGGCTGCTTCTCCCACATGATGCGGGCGTGCCGGGAGATTCGAGCGCCGTCCAGAATGTCGCCATTCAAGATGACCATTTTCGGACTAAGTTGCTTAGCTAACTTGCAGAAGGCTTCGTGCGCCTTAGTCACGACACCCGGCCAGTAGTGGGCATCGGATGCAATCATTAAAACGCCATCATGTAGCGTTTCGTCGATCTGGTTTTTGTAGTTACGGGAACGCTTCTCGGCTAATTGGGTCAGGCTATCACCGACTTTGACTCGCCAGCTTTTTCCCTTCCCCTTTTCTCTGGATTGCAGAACAACGCCGTATCGAAGCTCAAGAGTTCTACGCCTTGTCCGCACGGCGCGGACGTTCATTTGGAAGTATTCTGATAGTGCTTTAGCTCCGCCTAGTTTTTTCCACGCTGCAATGAATTCATCATCACTCACTTTTTGCGGCACGATTCACCTTTATACCTAGTTTTTTGCGGCGAGCATTGGTCGCTTTATCGTCTCGGGAAGCCCGCCATTCTAGGTGCCCATCTACCAGACGATACTCTTCCTTGTGGACCAACGCGCAATCACAGCACTCCGAGTGCGTGTACCCACGGACCCTGTACCACTTTCCGTCTTCAATTTGGACGGGCACGTACTTGTCCTGTTTTTTCATGGGCTTGACTCTACCTGTTTGCGTACCGTCTTAGCAAGAGTTCTTCTTGGAGTGTATATCCGCCGCGAGCTTTTTTGACGCGCTGGGCGTCGATGTAAGCCTGAGCTTCCTGTTCGCTTTTAATTCCGATGGCGTCCGGATTTTTCCCGGTCTGCTCCATGAAAAGCGTTTTCCACATGGTTGGATGGCCCGGCTTTTTGAGCATTACTCCGTCACCAGTCATTGACGACCAGTGATAGCGGTTCTTGTCATACGGATCACGTTCTGGACGTATGCCAGCTTTCCAAGCCGTAATGTAATCATAGTCAGCGTTCTGCCCAAGATTGGGGCATTCATTAAATTCTTTGCAGAACTCTGAGTACCAAGGATGCTTTTTAATTTCAGCCTCAATACGCTGACGTTCAGCATCAACGCTGCCGCCACGAGCTTTTTTGACTATGCCGCCATGCGCTCTTTGATTCATGGCCAAAAGCCGGAATAACTCCCGACGCTTTTCTACCGGAGTCGCGTTAAAAGTTTGTGCATTTAACAAGAACTCTGGATTAAGGCCACCGCCCATCTCGGGGCTACGGGTAGATGACATCAATCCTTGAAGGCGTTCTTTTTGCTCGGGAGTCAAGTCTTCAAACGAGTATCCTTGAGGGGCAACGGCTTCTTCACGCGGCGATGGCGCAGGCTCTTCCGCTGGAGAGGGTTCGGCTGACAGGTCTTCGCTGTCCTCAAAGCCGCCGGGAATAAAGTCTGCTGCTTCTGCTCTTTGAGCTTCTTGCTCAACCCGAGCGCGTTCCTCGCCACTCAAGGCCGTTTTGCCAGAGGTATAAAAAGATCGCGGCAGAACACGAGACAAAGAGTCAGCCATCTTTCCAAGCGACACCGGGTTGCTCAGGTCAAACTTAATGGTGGTGACCGTGTTAGCCAGTTTCTGCACACCGTTAGGGTCAAGCATCAATTCCATGATGGCTTCGTCGGTCGCAGTAGCAAGCTGAGAACTGTTGTACTTAGACAACAAACGAACGACTTTTTGAGGAAGGCTTGTAATGCGGTCGCGCAGCGTGGACGACAGGTAAGGAATATCAATACCCGGCACGATCTGAGCCAGCGCATCAAGCTCTCTGCGATCAATCGCTACACCCAACTTGGATATGTCCGCTGCCGACACCTTGTCAGAGAACAACGCCAACTTGCGCAAAGACGGCTGGAACGCCTCGCCAAAGACAGCTTCAATGCCAGCCTTGTTAGCCGGGTCCATGACGTACTGCATGAATCCGTTGGCATTACGACGGCCAAGGTTAATAACCTCAAGTCGCAGCGCGTTTCTAACAGCCTTGGCAGTGTCGGCATCAAGGTCCTTAATGTCGCGCATGATCTTTTGGCGTTGACGAGGATTGTTGATGACATTTGAGGCTAACGTGGAATAGTCTGGCGCATCGAACTGAGTCAAAGCGTTATTGGCAACGCGAGCTTCCGCAGCCTTAGCGGCCTTATCTAGCGATCCAAGGCGCGAGCGCAACTCACGATCATCCAGAACGGCCTTCCGCAATTTATCTTCAAGGCCCGGAATCTGCGAAATAATTTCCTTTTTGTCCTTTAAGTACTTGGACAATTTTCCAGCGTTAAGCATTCCGTCCTTAACGGCTTTATCGTAAACCTCAGAAATGATCGCATTTTCGGCAATTTGGTCGCCAGACTCTTTGCCAACGGCTTTAATGAACTGTCTATAAGACTCGGCATTTTTAACAATAACCGGAGCTACTTGGGTTGCATACTTTTTAGAGTCAACGTCTTTAATGCCCTGAGCGCCAAAAGGAATGCCAATTTTCTCAACGTACTTTAAATCAATGTCATTAAGACGCTTACTGAAGTCACCCGGAATAGTTTCGCGAGCAGCGTCCACAACCTCTTCAAGTTGCAAAACCTTGCGCATAGAGTCTTCACTCATACGCTGACGCTTCAAGCCGTTGATTGCCTTCTTTAGAGACTCTACGTTGTCAAACGAAATGGGAATATGCTCAAGCACAGTTTCTGAGGTGCCCGGAACAGGAAACTCCTTGGGCGACAGGAACTTCATAATGTCGCTGTCAACCTTGGTGCCCTTGCCAAAGATGTCACGCAGATTGTTTTGACGAACAAACTGATAGATCTGTTCAACGCCTTCAACTGGCATCTTGACGCCAGCCTCTCTGGCTTCGGCCAAAAGCTTTTCGTAATCAGGGGAAACTTCGTTTTTAGCTGCTTTTTTGCGTTGTTCTATCAGGGCCTCAATTCGAGTTCCCAATGTCTCAGGGTCCATTACCGGAGTGACACCCTCGGTAAGGTTGTTTAATTCATCTTCAATGTCCTTACGCTGCCGTTGGACAGCAGGGGCAACCTTGAGTCCGGCTTCTGGCTTAACTTCAGCGCTATACGGCTTGCCAAACATCTTCTCGCTTTTGGCTTGAATGTCAGAAG